GCGGGCATCAGGCGCGGACCGCTTCGACGAGCAGGGTGACGATGCCCGTGACGGCGAGGCCCGAGCCGGCCTTGGTGACCGCCACGTTGATGTGGCTGTCCCCGGCCGTGTGCGGGGCGGCCTCGGCGCCGGTCAGCGTGAAGGCCACCGGGGTGCCGGCGGTCAGGTTGCCGTTGCCGGTGATCTGCGTGGTGAAGCTGCCGAGCGTGGTGCTGCCGACCTTGACGGCCACGGTGGCGTAGTCGGTGTTGTCGGCGGTGCGGTTGGTGTCGGGCTGGAACTCGGCGCCGCGGACCACCCACTTGGACGCGCCACCCGTGGGGATGGTCGCGTACACCGTCTCGGCGGTGCCGGCCGTGCCCTGGTCGAGCTGCAGACAGATGAGCATGAACATCGGGACCCTCCGATCACATGTTGAAGAGGAAGCGGACGGTCTTCTGGCCGGACTTGGCCAGATTGACGTAGGTGCGGCGGTTGCGCGCCCGGAGGTACGACCCGCCGACGCGGATGTCGCGCTGCATGTCCACGCTCGTGCCGACCCGCACGAAGCGGCGGTAGAGGCGGCGGTTGAAGAGCAGGGCGCCCGACGTGGTGTCGCTCGCGCTCGCGTAGAGCCCGGAGGCCGCCGCGAGGTCGGAGGTCATCGCGTCGGTCAGGATGACGGGCACGCCGTAGATGCTGGCGACCTCGCCGCGGACCACCGGGGCGTTGCTGCCGTAGTCGCTCGCGCTCACCACGCCGGTCATGCTGGCGATCTTGCGGACGTGCGCCTGGAAGGAGGTGAGCAGGACGAGGTCGCCCCGGCCGCCGCGGGGGCCCTGCACCGCCGCCACGTCGGTGGCGAAGGTGGAGAGGCTGAAGGTGCCGCGGTCGACGCTGTTGCTCTGGTCCTTGCTCAGCGCCCGCAGCCCGAGCCAGCTGCGCAGGTAGTGGTCAGTGCTGTCCCCGGCGTCCCCGAAGATGCCGCCCGGGTCCCAGGTCGAGAGGGCGTCCTGGTGGCTGGCCGCGGTGTCGCCGTTGACCACGCACAGCCGCTCGCCGATGGCCATCGAGCGGACCATCGACTCGCGGATGAAGGGCAGCGCGGGGACGATGCTGTCCTCGGTCGCGTCCTCGTGCATGAAGACCATGACAGCCAGACCGCTGGCGGTGATGGTCAGCTTGTCCGTGCCGACGCTGGAGGTCTTGTAGGCGGCCGGGTTGTCCCCGGTCTGCCCGGTCAGCTTGTAGGGCTTCGGGTACAGCGTGCCGAGAGGGAGCTCGACGCTGCTGGAGGTCATCGGGGTCTCGTCGAAGAGCCCGAGGAGGCCGTCGGGGTCGAACTCCTCGACCTGCCACAGCGGGCTCGCCAGGAGCGGCGTGGGGATGAAGTCGCCGCCGGTGCCGGTCGCGCTGTCGAAGGCGCGCCGGATGGCCTCGGGGGCCCGGCGGAACACCGCCTGGATGGCCTCGTAGGTGGGCCGGCAGCCGCGCACCATCAGGTCGGCGTTGTCGAGCGCCGGGGTGCCGTGGATCGCGGTGATGGCGAGGGTGTGGTCTTCGACGGCCTTCTGGAACTCGGCCTGCCACGGGTGGATGGGCTTGGAGTCGAGCAGGCCGGGCAGGTGCCGGGCGCGGGGGCGGGTGTCGCCCTTGTCGAAGCTGCGGGCGACCACCTTGCCATCGACGATGAAGGCGGCGAGGTCGCGGTCGGAGCCGGACAGGTCCGGGGCGGCGGACTTCTGCGCCGAGAGGGTGGTGATGGTCTGCTGCGCGCTCTTGAAGTCGGCCGCCATCCGCTCGATGGTGACCTCCTTCTCGGCCACGCTGCGCTCCAGCTTGGTGACGCGCTCACCCTGGGACTTGACCCACGCGGCGAGCTCTTCGGGCGACCGGATGTCGGTCATGTCAGCGGCCATGGCGGCCTCCTGGGGTGTGGCCCGTCGAGGGCCGGGGGAACAGGTGCGCCAGCGGGTGCGCCGTCTCGGCGACGGCGGCGCGGATGGTCTGCGCCGGCGAGAGGGGGAGGGCGCGCTGCGCGTCGGCCAGCGCGTCCGGGTTCATGGGCATCGGGGTGAGCGAGCACTCCATCAGGACGGGGGCCATGAAGACCATGCCGCCGCGCTCATCGTAGAGGTCGGTGCCCTTGAGGTCGGCCGACCCGCGCCACAGCACGTTGCCGGGGCGGAACCCGACCGAGACGGTGCGCAGGGTGCCGGCCCGGAGCTGCGCGTCCACGGTCATGGAGAGCGGGTACGACTCGACGGGCCGGGGCTCCAGCGTGCCCCGCAGGGCGCCGTCGCGCACGGCCACGTCGCGCCAGACGCCAACGGCGGGCTCGTCGTAGCGGTGCGCCCAGAGGGCGACCGGGTTGCGCGTGAACTCGTCCAGCACCCAGTCCTGCTGCACGATGTCGCGGGCCCGGTCCGGGGTGGCCGACGACATCACGAAGCCATAGCCGGGCTTGTCGTCGTCGTCGTCGCCCTCGCCGTCCATGCGGGCGACCTGCACGAACGCCCGCCCAAGCAGCCGGTGGTCAGGGATGCCCAGCGCGTCGCCGATGGTGTGCAGCGTGGCCCAGTCGGCGCCGCGGGTCAGCACCTCGGGGATGTCCCGCTCGGACACCCGAGCGGCCTCGGCCATCGCGCCGAGAGCGCGGGCGGACCCGTGGGCGAGCTGCCGCAGCACGAGGCCGGGGGGCGCTGAGACGGCAGCGAAGGTGGTCATTCGGGGGGCCTCCGCACGCGCGGGACGAGGGTGCACCGGCAGTTGACGCTTAGCCCGGGCTGCGCGAACAGCGCCGGGCCGGGGGCCGTGGCGCCCACATAGCGCGGCTCCACGTCTGCGCCTATGGGTACCACGAAGAGGCCGCCGGGTGCAACCCGCTGCCCATCCAGCGCGCGGTGCTCGGGGCGCTCCCCGAAGCCGGCGCTCGACCACTCGACCTCGAAGTCCACCCCGTCGGCGACGGCCTGCTGATAGGCCGCCAACTGCCCCTCCGTCTGCGCGCGGGCCGCCTCTGTGCGGCCGATGCGGAGGGCGCGCATGGGGCTGAAGCCCTGGTCTTCCTGCAGGGCCTTCTGGATGTCATTCACCGATGCGCCGGCCTCGATGCCTTCGGAGACGACGATGCCGACGCGCTCCCGGGTGTAGTCGCTGACCTCGACCACCATCCGCCCGAGCTGCAGGTCCGCGGCCTGGACCACGGTCAGGGCGTCGTACAGGGCAGCCCTGCCGAGAGCGGCAAGCTCCCGCCGCAGGGCCTCGCGGATGGCGGCCTCAAGGACCTCGCGCCCGAAGTCTTCCAGCAGCCGGGCCACCTCCTCGGGCCCGGCGAGGATGCGCTCCAAGTCCCCGGCCGTGAGCATCCGCTGCACCGACCGCTCAGCCGGCAGGGTGTCGGCGATGCGGCGCTGGTACCTCCGCAGCTGCTCGCCCAGGAGCCGGCGCCACTCGCGGGCCAGCGCCCGGGCGTGCCGGTCAAGCGCGCGACGCCGGACGGCGGCCCCGTCAGCCATCGGGGAAGAGCTCGTCATCGCGCCGGAGCCGGCGGGCCCACGCGGCGCCCGAGTCCCCGCCCCACAGCAGCCACGCGACGTAGAAGGGGCTCGGGTCCGTCGTAGACCCCCACCCCGGCTGGCGGCGGGCCTCCGTGGCGAGCGTGCCCCCGAAGCGCGCGAACCACCTCACCAGCTTGCGGGCCAAGTCGTCCCCGATGGACCCCGAGGCCAGCGCCGAGGCCGTCCGCGCGCCCTCAGCGGTCCCACCGCGGTGCCCGGCCCGCCGGAGGTGCAGCCCCCGCCGGGCGGCCTTGCGGGCCCCCTGGGGCACGTCCCACGGCATCAGGTGCCCTCGCCGTCGAGAGCGTCGAGCACCATCCGGGCGAGGTCCTGCGCCTCCGTCAGCGCGTCGAGCTCGTCGGGGTCGTCAGGGTCGGCGGCAGAGATGACGGCGCGGGCCTGCGCGATCAGGTCTGCCGCGTCGTCAGGGGAGAGAGGGGCCCCGCCCGGGTCGTCCGCTGGAGCACCCGGCGCGGGCGGGGCCGCTGAGTCGGTAGAGAGGTCGGGGGCGTCGGCGAAGCCCTCGTATGCGGCCGCGTCGTCGGGGTCGGCCCCGAGGCTGACCCACTGCGCCACGTTGGCGATGCGCTCCACCCTGTCGGGCTGGAGCTCCGGCACCCCGCCAAAGTCATGCGCGAGGCGGACGGCCGGGGACTCCCCGAGCATGGCGGGGAGGCGGCTCAGGCCGTCGTCGACGAGACGGCAGAGGTCGCGGACGTGGCCCCAGAAGAGCGCGGCCTCCTGCTGCGCGGTGGCGAAGTTGGCCCCGGGTAGGCCCATCACCGTGGGCGGGCAGCCCGTGACCGCCATCACCTGCTCGCGCAGGAAGGTGCGCTGTGCGGGCAGCTCCTGCTCTTTCGGCGCCCAGCCGATGGGCTTGAGCTCGGCGTCGCCCGAGAGCGTGAGCACCCCGCCGTCGTTCGCCTTCATCATCGCGCGCACCGCGATGTCCGCGGCCCGTCGCTGCACCTCGTCCCAGCCCATGTCCCCCTTCGGGGCGAGCACCGCCGCGGGGCGTCCGGTGGCGCCGTTCCGGCGCGCCCGCTCCGCCAGCGCCTCGTCGGCCAGAAGGTCCCGCCGCAGCACCTCGACGTACCCGGTGCCCCACAGCCCGTACACGCCATCCTCGGCGGTGGGCATGGCGATGTGGATCACATCGGCCGGGTCGTAGTACGTCTCCTCACCGCTCGGGCCGATGAGGTAGGCCCGGGGCTCCCCAGTGGACCCGGGCTCGATGCGCACGCGGCCCGGGTGGACCCGGCGCATGGTGGCGGCGCCGCCGGGGGCCCGGAGCACGATGCAGACGGCGTTGCCGCTGGCCTGCAGGTCAAGCATGAGCTGTCGCCGGAGCCGCAGCCCCGTCACGCCCGGCGACGGCTGCCGCAGGAGCTCCAGCGCCGCGGACGGCACCCGGGTCGTCTCGACGCCCTCGGGGGTCTGCCGGTCCCGTAGCGCCACGATGGGCAGAGAGGCGGCCGCGTCGCTGACCTTGAGGAGCGCGGCCCACAGGAACGGGTTCGACTTGGCGCCCGCGAGGGACTGCAGCGGCGAGTACAGCGGCGGCGTCGCCGTGCCCGCCACCCAGTCTGAGCCCGCGACGTACCGCCGCTCGTCGGCCTCCGCGATGGGCAGCGGCCCCGTGGACCGCTCGATCACGAGGGGCGCCTCGGCGGCAGTCAGCCACCGCCACGCGCGGGTCAGCAGGGAGGGGGACGGGTCGGGCATGGGCGCACCGTACCACGGGCGCCGAGAGGCGTCACCCCGAGCGCGCGGCCATCAGGGCATACCGCAGC